TACCACCAGAAGAAAGAAGAAATAAAAAGGATGACAGAAGTGGTAGGTTATATCCAGGTAATCACGTTGAGCTAGTTGCTGGTTGTGACCCTTATGACCATGACACTACAACTGATGGTAGAAGGTCTAATGCAGCTGCTTATGTATATAAAAAATTCTCAATGATGGATGACTTTTCCAATGTTTTTGTGTGCGAATATATACACAGACCACCAAAAGCTGAGATTTTTTACGAAGATATGATAAAAATGTGTTATTTTTACGGCTGCCAAATACTTGTCGAGAATAACAAGGTTGGGATTATAAAGTATTTTGAAAGAAGAGGTTATAATAATTACCTAATGGATAGACCAGAATCTACTCATACTTCATCAAGTAGAGCTCAGAAGACTAAGGGTATTCCTAGTACTGGAGCCTCTGTTATAGCTGCACAAGCTGAAGCTGTTTCATCATACATATATGACCACGTTGGAGTAAATGATGAGACTGGTGATATGGGAATATGTTATTTTAATAGGCTCCTAGAAGATTGGAGTCAGTTTGAGATAGATAACAGAACCAAATATGATGCCACTGTAGCTTCCAGTATAGCTTTACTTGGAGCTCAGAAGTTTGTAAAACCAAAAAAAGAACAAACATTCAATATGGATAAGTTTGTTAAAAGATATAAAAATACTGGATTAATATCTAAAAGAATATGAAAATCAATTTTGAAACAATAGGAGGTTATCCTACACCTTTTGTAAGTAATGAAGAAAAAGCTTCAAATGACTACGGTCTTCAATACTTCAAAACAATGTATAGAGATTATCAAAAGAGTGGTGAATCTAGCTATACTGCTAAAAGAAGAAGAATGGAGACTGCTAGAAAATATTCAGAGGGCATTCAAGATGTATCAAAATATAAAGACCTTTTAGATGTAGAAGGTGATACTTCATTTATGAACATTGATTGGACTCCAGTAAGTATTATTCCAAAGTTCGTTGATGTTATCGTTGGTGATTTATCTAATCAAGAGTTAGAGATAAAAGCTAGAGCGGTAGACAATGCTTCAGAGCAGATAAGAATTACAGAGAAAAATAACTTAATGCTTAAAATGCTTAACAAGGATTTTCTAGCTGAGTTAAGTGAGATAACAAAAATGGATTATAATCCTAAAGGTTTTGTTCCTCAGTCTGAAGAAGAGTTAGAGCTTTACATGCAGTTAACTTATAAGCAATCTCATGAAATAGCTTTAGAAGAAGGGATTAGCTTTGTTACTCAGAAAAATGATTTTGAAGAGACTAAAAGAAGAATACTAAGAGATTTAGTAGTTGTTGGTCAAGGTGCTGTTAAAACATCTATATGTCCTTCTTCTGGAGTCAAAATAAAATATGTAGACCCATCAAACCTAATAACATCTCACTCTGCTTCACCAGGATTTGAAAATATACAACATGCTGGAGAAATATATAGAGTTACTATAGCTGAGTTAAAGCAAATGGCTGGAGACCAGTTTACAGAGCAAGAATATAAAGAGATAGCTGAAAAATACGGAAAGAAAATATCTAACACTAAGTATGGTGTTGGTTTCGATATGAGTAATTCTAAGTATGTAAGTGAATACGATGAATTTTCTGTAGAGATACTTGACGCTGAATTTATGAGTACATACTACTTAAAGTATGAGAAAAAGATTAATAAATTCGGAGGATACTCATTAAACAAAAGAGGATTTAATCAAAAGATAAAAGAAAAAGAAAACAGAAAGGTTGTTCAAAATACTGTTAAAGCTGTCTTTTCTGGTAAATATATCGTAGGTAGCGATTATGTGTTTGATTACGGATTAGCTAAAAATATGATGAGACCTAAGTCTAATTTATCTGAGACTAGATTATCTTATATAATTTACGCTCCACACATTAGAAGAGGAAGAAACATGTCTTTAGTAGAGAGAATGCTTCCTTTTGCTGACCAGATACAATTAGCTCACTTAAAGATGCAACAACTATTAGCTAAGGCTAGACCTAAAGGTGCTGCTTTTGAAATAGGCTCATTAGAGAATGTATCTAAGGGAGATGGAGGAAACTTTACTCCTCTTGAGTTACAGGAGATATTTGACCAAACTGGTAACATCTACTTCAGAAGAACTGATGATGAAGGTAATCAAACTCAATCTATGCCTATCGTTGAATTAGAGAATGGTATAGGTAATGATATTAATAAGCTTATCGGTATATATCAGCACAACTTACAAATGATTAGAGACGTGACTGGTGTTAATGAAGCTAGAGACGCTTCTAAACCTTCTTCTGATGCCTTAGTTGGTGTTCAGAAATTAGCTTTATCAGCTTCTAATAATGCTACCAGATTTATCAATCAAGGTTACTTAAATATTATTAAGAGAACTGGTCAGTCTGTTTCTATGAGGCTTCAGGACTTATTAAAGTATGACAAACCATTAAGAGGTTATATTTCAGCTTTAGGAAATACCACTATGAAGAATATAGAGTTAAGTAAAGATTTATCTCTTTATGATTTCGGTATATTTATTGAGGTAGCTCCTGATGAGACTGAAAAGCAGTTGTTAGAGCAGAATATACAGGTTTCTTTAGCTCAAAAAGAATTGAGACTAGAAGATGCTATAGCTATACGTTCTGTAAATAATACTAAGCTAGCTAATCAAATGTTAATTCTTAGAAGAAAAAAATATCAAGAGGAATTGATGGAGCAAGCTAAGAAGAATGCTGAAAACAACGCTATGCAACAACAGCAATCTGTTATGGTAGCTTCTCAAGCTAAACAGCAGGAGATGCAAGCACAAATGCAGATGGAACAAGTTAATTCTCAATCAGACTTAAATGTTAAAATGCAGCTTCTTCAAGCTGAGTATGAGCTTAAAAATCAATTCGCTCAAGCTGAGCACGAAAGAAGAATGGCTGAATTACAGGTAAGTGGAGTTGTAAAAGAAAAAGCTAATAAAGCTTTAGGTAGCTCTAGAGAAGGCTCTATCGAAAAGAGTGCTTATTATCAGTCGCAAATGATTGAGCAGAGAAAAGATAAAAGAGGTCCTATAGAAGACCCTGATAATATTTTACCAGAAATTATCTAGTAAATAAATTTGTATAACAAAAAAAAGTTATATTTGCAAAAATCAATTTAATTAAATTACAATATTATGGAAATTAACAATGACATGGGCGATTTAATCGCTGGAGCATTTGGAGGTGAAGTTGTTAGAGATAATAGTGAGCAAGAGGCTCAAACAATAGACCTAACATCAGAGCAACCTCAACAAGAAGCACCTAAAGTGCAAGAAGAACCTGCAACGGTTCTTGATTTAACGGCTGACCAGACTCAAAATGAGTCTTCAAGCATAAAAGAAGAAAGTTCTTTAAATACTGAAAGTTCAGATTCAACTTCTGATTATTTATCTGATTTGAATCAACAACTCGGTTCTAACTTTGAAAGTTTAGAGCAGTTAGTTGAAAGATTCAATGAGTTGTCTGAGACTCCAAAACAAGAGTTCAATTACGCTAACGAGCAGTTAGAGGCTATGGACAGATTTGTTAGAGAAACAGGTCGCTCAGTAAATGATTTTTTAAGAACTCAAACAGTCGATTACAATGAAATGTCTAACGATAATATTGTAAAAGAGTATTTGAGAATGAATAATCCAGATTTATCTAAGGAGGAGATTGATGTTTATTTTGAATCTCAATACAAATCCTCAGAACAAGAAGAAGGGAAAATCACACCTCAATCAGTTCAACTGAAGAAGGATGCTGCTATTGCTCGTAAAGAGTTGAAGGAAATCCAAGAGTCTTATAAAATGCCTACTGAAGGTAATTATAACTCTGAAGAAGAACAACAACTAAGACAAGAGTTTATAAAAGGTATGTCTGATGAAGTTGATGCTGTGGAGTCTATTGAATTTGACATTAATGATTCTGGTGAAACTTTTACTTACGCTTTATCTGATGAGCAGAGAGCGGCAGCAAAAGAAATATCTCAGAATTTAGATGGATATTTTGATAAGTATGTAGATAAGGATGGAAATTGGAATTACGATTCATTAGCTATGGATATGTTTATTAGAGACAATTTTGAAGCTATCGTAAGAGCAGTGGCTAATCAATACAGGTCAAAAGGAACCGAGCAGGTTATTGACGAGATTAAAAACCCATCATTCTCTCCAGAACAAAAAGATGTTCAAGGTGGAAAATCAATAATTGACCAGGTGTCTGAACAAATATTTAAAGGAAGTTCTTTTTGGAATAGATAATAATTAACTAATAATAACTTTAAATTTTTTTTAAAAAATGGCAACAGTTTCAACGGCTTCTGGAATGGTTTTAAGACCAACTTCAGTTCAAACAGCCACAAACGAAAACTATGTAAGTGCTTTGACTGCTACGTCTGGTAATTTACATAAGAGAGACGTTTCCGAGCAGTTAGTAAAAAGATACGGAGACCAAGGTATTACAGGTCTTCTTGAGTTAATGGGTGCTAAAGCTCCTACTACTCAAAGTACTTTTGAGCACTACGAAGAAGCTTTCTTACACAATGATTTAGTATTTCAATTTAATACAGCTGTATCAGCAGCTGGTACAGCTTCTGAAGCAATCACAGTAACAGCAGGTTCTTTGCATGACAATAAATCTGCTATAAGAGTAGGTGATATTTTATTGCTAGAAGATGGTACTCAGTGTTATGTTCAAGCTAGAGCTTCTGAAACAGCAGCTACAATTTATCCATTAACTTCTAGTGGTTTTGTTTCGGCTTTCGCTCAAGATGTTGATGTAAACGCTGTAATCATCGGTAATGCTTTCTCAGAAGGTTCTGCACAACCAGAAGGATTGACTCCTCGTATTCACGAATACTCTAACCAAGTACAAATCATCAAAGAATCTTTCGAAGTTACTGGTTCAGAAGCTACTAACGTAGTTTATGTAAAAGTAGATAACGAAGAAATGGGTTCAGGATACTTATGGTATCTAAAAGGTGAGGCTGATACTTACAAGAGATTCATGGATTTCGCTGAGATTCAAATGGTTCTTGGTAATACTATAAGCAACACCACTTTGACTGCTACATCTTCTACTTTAGATGGTACTTCTTACTCTAACAGTACTTTAAGAGGTACTGAGGGTCTTTTACCATTCATTGAGAATAAAGGTCAATCTATGGATTTAGGTTCTTCAGCTATCACTATGGCTGACTTTGACGCTATCGTTAAATCTTTGGATAAATACAGAGGTGCTAAAGAAAACGCTCTTTACGCTGGTATTAACTTATCTTTAGATGTTGATGATTTATTAGCTGCTCAAGGTGCTTATGCTGCTGGTGGTGCTAACTATGGTACTTTCCAAAATAACAAAGACATGGCTATGAATCTAGGTTTCAACTCTTTCACTAGAGGTGGTTATACTTTCCACAAGAAAACTTATGATTTATTCAATCACCCTAAATTACTAGGTGCTACAGGTCAGAAGTATAATGGATACGGTATCATCATCCCTATGGATACTCAAAAAGATGCTCGTAGCGGAGAAATGATTCCTTCATTGAGAATCCGTTACAAAGCTGCTAATGGTTATTCAAGAGATATGGAGCACTGGTTAACTGGTTCTGCTGTTCTACAAAACAAAACTAACACTGAAGACGTGTTAAAATCACACTATCGTTGTGAAAGAGGTTTTGAAGGATTTGCTGCTAACCGTTACATGTTAATCAAAAAATCATAATTATTAACTTTTTAAATTAACATAAAATGGCTCAAATTATCGGAGATAAATTATTGATGTTTCACGCTGCTGTTGTAGATGCAAACTCTGTAGCAAACGCTGATGACGGTACTGATTTGGATTTAGCTGCTTTTCCAGCTACTAATGTTACTGCTATTGCAGCAGAAAACAATGGTAATGGATTAGTATACATCTACTTCAAAAATGGTACTAAATATGAAGAAGGAAGCATAACTGGAGACAATGGTACTAGTGTTGAAATGGCAGAACAAGCTTTTGTTAGATTAACTTGTACTTCTGGAAAAGAAGCTAGCGTTATAGAAGACCTATGGATTCTATTAAACTCAGTTTCTGCTTCACCTGTTATCAAGTTTGATGTAGTAAACAGCGTTTTCCCAATCGAAAACGTAAGTGGAGTTCAAATTAGACGACACATTACTACTAATACTGTAGCTTCTGACACGCCATAGAACCTTCTATAGCTGAACATCGACTGTCTTGAAAAGATATACAGACAGTATAATCAATAAGGGGAGGGGAGGAAATCCCTCCTCTCCTTTTTTTTTAATTTAATTTAATATTTAATAAAATGGCAAGAAAAAAA